CCGTCGCTGACGGTGTCCAATCTGTTTGGTCTTGTCACCGGAATGGCGGAGGATTTGCAGAGCCTGGTGGGGGCCACGGTGGTCCGCCGCCGGGTGTATGCCCGTTTTCTGGATGCGGTGAATTTCGTTGCGGGCAATCCGGAGGCGGACCCGGAGCAGGAGCTGAGTGACCGCTGGGTGGTGGAGCAGATGTCGCAGCTGACAGCCATGACGGCCTCGTTTGTGCTGGCCACACCGACCGAGACGGACGGGGCGCTGTTTCCCGGTCGTATCATGCTGGCGAACACCTGTATGTGGACCTACCGCTCTGATGAGTGTGGTTACACGGGCGGGGCTGTGGCGGATGAGTTCGATAAACCCACCACGGATATCCGTAAGGACAGATGCAGCAAGTGCATGCGCGGGTGTGAACTGCGCAGGAATGTCGGCAATTTTGGCGGTTTCCTTTCCATTAATAAACTTTCGCAGTAAATCCCGGTTTATGACACAGACTGAATCAGCGATTCTGGCGCATGCCCGGCGGTGTGCGCCTGCGGAGGCGTGCGGCTTCGTGATAAGCACGCCGGAGGGGGAGTGGTATATCCCTTGTGTGAATATTTCTGCAGAGCCGGAGGCGTATTTTCGTATCGCACCGGAAGACTGGCTGCGGGCAGAGATGCAGGGGGAGATTGTGGCACTGGTCCACAGTCATCCCGGTGGGCTGCCCTGGCTGAGCGAGGCTGACCGGCGGCTGCAGATAAAAAGCGCACTGCCCTGGTGGCTGGTCTGCCGGGGTGACATTCACAAATTCCGCTGTGTGCCACATCTGACAGGACGGCGCTTTGAGCACGGGGTGACGGACTGTTACACGCTGTTCCGGGATGCTTATCATCTGGCGGGGACTGAAATGCCGGATTTTCATCGCGAGGATGACTGGTGGCGCAACGGTCAGAACCTTTACCTGGACAATATGGCGGTCACCGGCTTTTACCGGGTGCCCCTGTCCTCTGCACAGGCGGGCGATATTCTGCTGTGCTGCTTTGGTGCTTCGGTACCGAACCATGCCGCCATTTACTGCGGCAACGGTGAGCTGCTTCACCATCTGCCTGAACAACTGAGTAAACGGGAGAGGTATTCCGAAAAATGGCAACGACGAACGCATTCTGTCTGGCGTCACCGCCACTGGCACGCATCTGCCTTCACGGGGATTTACAACGATTTGGCCGCCGCCTCAGCCTGTATGTGAACACGGCAGCGGAAGCCATCCGCGCACTGTCGATGCAGGTGCCGGGCTTTCGCCGTCAGATGAACGAAGGCTGGTACCAGATACGCATTGCCGGTGAGGATACGGCACCGGAGGCGGTGTATGCCCGCCTTCACGAACCACTGGGTGAGGGAACGGTTATCCATATTGTGCCGCGACTGGCCGGGGCCGGAAAGGGTGGACTGCAGATTGTGCTGGGGGCGGCAGCCATCGTGGGCTCTTTCTTCACTGCCGGGGCCTCGATGGCGTTATGGGGTTCAGCCCTGAGTGCCGGCGGTTTTTCTGCCACCACGATGCTGTTTTCACTGGGGGCCAGCATGATACTGGGCGGTGTGGCCCAGATGCTGGCCCCGAAGGCAAAAACACCGGATTACCGCGCAACGGATAACGGCAGACAGAACACGTACTTTTCCTCGCTGGATAACATGATTGCCCAGGGGAACCCGATGCCGGTGCCCTACGGGGAAATGCTGGTTGGCTCCCGCCGTATATCCCAGGACATCAGTACCCGTGATGAAGGCGGGGGCGGAAAGGTCGTGGTTATCGGGCGGCAGGGGTAAAAAGAATAAAAAAATCCCGCAGTGATCGCGGACAGGAACTGCGGGAGAGTTACGAAGATTAAGTGTAAGGAATTATTCTTATATCACGACAAAAAAATTAACGCAGAGAAATTATAAGCGCCACAGTCAGTGTGTGAAAATGTGAAGATATTCAGAATTTTTATGCCATTACCGGTTTTTACCAACAGGATTATCGGTGGACATGAAAGAAAACCCCGGTATCTGCTGATACCGGGGTTTCTCTTTAGCATGGCAGAAATGTGTTTCATGCTTTTCGGGCGAAGGATATCCGACTTCTGTACGGAATGGCAAGTGGCGGTTAATTTATTCAGGGGAAGGCTGTATGGGAAAAGGTGGCGGTAAGGCACACACACCTCGTGAGGCGAAGGATAATCTCAAATCCACGCAGATGATGAGCGTGATTGATGCCAGTGGTGAGGGACCGGTGGAAGGCCCGGTGAAGGGACTGCAGAGTATCCTGGTGAACAAAACCCCGCTGACGGACACGGACGGTAATCCCGTGATACACGGTGTGACAGCGGTCTGGCGCGCCGGGGAGCAGGAGCAGACACCACCGGAAGGCTTTGAGTCCTCCGGAGCTGAAACTGTACTGGGTGTGGAAGTGACGAAGGCAAAGCCGGTGACGCGCACCATTACGTCCGCGAACATTGACCGCCTGCGGGTTACCTTCGGGGTGCAGTCACTGGTGGAGACCACCTCAAAGGGTGACCGTAACCCGACGTCTGTCCGCCTGCTGATTCAGCTTGAGCGTGGTGGTAAATGGATGACGGAAAAGGATGTCACCATTAACGGCAAGACCACCTCGCAGTTCCTGGCGTCGGTGATTCTGGATAATCTGCCTCCCCGGCCCTTTAACATCCGGATGGTCCGGGAGACAGCGGACAGCACCACGGACCAGCTGCAGAATAAGACGCTGTGGTCGTCATACACCGAAATCATCGATGTGAAACAGTGCTACCCGAACACGGCCATTGTGGGGCTGCAGGTGGATGCGGAGCAGTTCGGCGGCCAGCAGATGACGGTGAACTACCATATCCGCGGTCGCATCATTCAGGTGCCGTCAAACTATGACCCGGAAAAACGCACGTACAGCGGTATCTGGGACGGCAGCCTGAAACCGGCATACAGCAACAACCCGGCCTGGTGTCTGTGGGACATGCTGACTCACCCGCGCTACGGCATGGGAAAACGTCTGGGGGCGGCGGATGTGGACAAGTGGGCGCTGTATGCCATCGGGCAGTACTGCGACCAGACGGTCCCGGATGGTTTCGGGGGGACCGAGCCGCGGATGACCTTTAATGCGTACCTGGCACAACAGCGTAAGGCGTGGGACGTTCTCAGTGATTTCTGCTCTGCGATGCGCTGTATGCCGGTATGGAACGGTCAGACGCTGACGTTCGTTCAGGACCGCCCGTCGGATGTGGTGTGGCCGTACACCAGCAGCGATGTGGTGGTGGATGATAACGGCGTGGGTTTCCGCTACAGCTTCAGTGCCCTGAAGGACCGGCACACGGCGGTGGAGGTGAATTACACCGACCCGCAGAACGGCTGGCAGACCTCCACGGAACTGGTGGAAGACCCGGAAGCCATACTGCGCTACGGACGCAACCTGCTGAAGATGGACGCGTTCGGCTGTACCAGCCGCGGTCAGGCCCACCGTGCCGGGCTGTGGGTGATAAAGACCGAACTGCTGGAAACGCAGACGGTGGATTTCACGCTCGGGTCACAGGGGCTGCGTCACACACCCGGTGACATCATTGAAATCTGTGATAACGACTATGCCGGGACCATGACCGGCGGACGTGTCCTGTCCATCGATGCCGCCAGCCGTACCCTGACGCTGGACCGGGAGGTGACACTGCCGGAGACCGGCACGACCACTGTTAATCTGATTAACGGCAGCGGTAAGCCGGCGAGCGTGGCCATCACCGCACACCCCGCGCCTGACCGGATACAGGTCAGCACCCTGCCGGATGGTGTGGAGACATACGGTGTGTGGGGACTCTCCCTGCCGTCACTGCGCCGTCGCCTGTTCCGCTGTGTCTCCGTCCGGGAAAACACGGACGGCACCTTTGCCATCACGGCGGTGCAGCACGTACCGGAAAAAGAAGCCATCGTGGATAACGGTGCCCGCTTTGAGCCGCAGTCAGGTTCCCTGAACAGCGTCATCCCACCGGCAGTACAGCACCTGACGGTGGAGGTGAGTGCAGCTGACGGCCAGTATCTGGCGCAGGCTAAATGGGACACGCCGCGGGTGGTGAAGGGTGTGCGCTTCAGTCTGCGCCTGACCAGTGGTAAGGGAACGGATGCCAGACTGGTGACCACCGCCATCACCGCAGACACGGAGCACCGTTTCAGCGGCCTGCCGCTGGGGGAATACACCCTGACGGTCAGGGCGATTAACAGTTATGGCCAGCAGGGCGAACCTGCGACCACCACCTTCAGGATTAACGCGCCTGCGGCACCGGTCACTATTGAGCTGACGCCGGGCTATTTTCAGATAACCGCCACGCCGCATCTTGCCGTTTATGACCCGACGGTACAGTTTGAGTTCTGGTTCTCGGAAAAGCGGATTGCGGATATCAGGCAGGTTGAAACCGCAGCCCGCTATCTTGGCTCGGCGCTGTACTGGATAGCTGCCAGTATCAATATCAAACCGGGCCATGATTATTATTTTTATATCCGCAGTGTGAATACTGTTGGCAAATCGGCATTCGTGGAGGCTGTCGGTCGGGCGAGCGATGATGCGGAAGGTTACCTGGATTTTTTCAAAGGAGAGATAGGGAAAACACATCTGGCTCAGGAGCTGTGGACGCAGATTGATAACGGTCAGCTTGCGCCTGACCTGGCTGAAATCAGGACGTCCATTACGGATGTCAGCAATGAAATCACGCAGACTGTCAATAAGAAACTGAAAGACCAGAGTGCGGCAATCCAGCAGATACAGAAGGTTCAGGTTGATACAAATAATAACCTGAACAGCATGTGGGCTGTGAAGCTGCAGCAGATGCAGGACGGACGCCTTTATATCGCGGGTATTGGTGCCGGTATTGAAAACACCCCTGACGGCATGCAGAGTCAGGTGCTGCTGGCGGCAGACAGGATTGCGATGATTAATCCTGCGAATGGCAACACAAAGCCGATGTTTGTTGGTCAGGGCGATCAGATATTCATGAACGACGTGTTCCTGAAACGCCTGACGGCTCCCACCATTGCCAGCGGCGGTAATCCTCCGGCATTTTCCCTGACACCGGACGGGCGGCTGACGGCGAAAAATGCCGATATCAGCGGTAACGTGAATGCGAACTCCGGGACGCTCAACAACGTCACGATTAACGAGAACTGTCGGGTTCTGGGAAAACTGTCCGCCAACCAGATTGAAGGCGATCTCGTTAAAACAGTGGGCAAAGCTTTCCCCCGTGACTCCCGTGCACCGGAGCGGTGGCCATCAGGGACCATTACCGTCAGGGTTTATGACGATCAGCCGTTTGACCGGCAAATTGTTATTCCGGCGGTGGCATTCAGTGGCGCTAAGCATGAGAGAGAGCATACTGATATTTACTCCTCATGCCGTCTGATAGTGCGGAAAAACGGTGCTGAAATTTATAACCGTACCGCGCTGGATAATACGCTGATTTACAGTGGCGTTATTGATATGCCTGCCGGTCACGGTCACATGACGCTGGAGTTTTCGGTATCAGCATGGCTGGTGAATAACTGGTATCCCACAGCAAGTATCAGCGATTTGCTGGTTGTGGTGATGAAGAAAGCCACCGCAGGCATCAGTATCAGCTGAATTTTATAACCCATATACGGGCGCCAGAAATGGCGCCTTTTTTATTGCAGAAAAGCGAGAGGTAATTATGCGTAAAGTTTGTGCAGCCATTTTGTCCGCAGCCATCTGTCTGTCCGTATCCGGTGCGCCTGCATGGGCGTCTGAACATCAGTCCACACTGAGCGCGGGGTATCTTCATGCCCGTACGAACGCTCCCGGCAGCGATAATCTGAACGGGATTAACGTGAAATACCGTTATGAGTTTACGGACACGCTGGGGCTGATTACGTCATTCAGTTATGCCAACGCTGAAGATGAGCAAAAAACGCACTACAGCGATACCCGCTGGCATGAAGATTCCGTGCGTAACCGCTGGTTCAGCGTGATGGCGGGGCCGTCTGTACGCGTGAATGAATAGTTCAGCGCGTATGCGATGGTGGGTGTGGCTTACAGCCGTGTGTCGACTTTCTCCGGGGATTATCTCCGCGTAACTGACAACAAGGGGAAAACGCACGATGTGCTGACCGGAAGTGATGACGGTCGCCACAGCAACACGTCTCTGGCGTGGGGGGCTGGCGTGCAGTTTAATCCGACCGAATCCGTGACCATTGACCTTGCTTATGAAGGTTCCGGTAGTGGCGACTGGCGAACGGATGCATTTATTGTTGGTATCGGATACCGTTTCTGACAACAGACGCCGATTTATCTTCTGTAAATATTGTTATGATACGCAGGTTCATCCACCTTATGGGGTGAACTGCGTTTGAGGAAACGTAAAGTTACACTGTCCTGAAGCCCGTGGCGTCACTGCTGCGGGCTTTTTTTATTGGTGGAAAAGTATGACAGTAAAAATTTCTGGCGTGCTTAAAGATGGCACAGGAAAACCAGTACAGAACTGCACCATTGTGCTGAAGGCCAGACGAACCAGCAGCACGGTGGTGGTGAACACGGTGGCCTCTGAAAATCCGGATGAAGCCGGACGTTACAGCATGGATGTTGAGCATGGTCAGTACAGCGTCACCCTGCTGGTTGAAGGTTTTCCGCCTTCACATGCCGGGACCATTACCGTCTATGAAGGTTCCAGATCAGGTACGCTGAATGATTTTCTCGGTGCCATGACGGAGGATGATGTCCGACCGGAGGCACTGCGCCGCTTTGAGCAGATGGTGGAAGAGGTGTCACGTAACGCCTCCGCGGTTGCACAGAATACGGCAGCCGCGAAAAAATCAGCCAGCGATGCCAGTGCATCAGCCAGCGAGGCGGCAACTCATGCAACCGATGCTGCAGCCTCAGCACGTGCCGCCAGCACGTCAGCCGGACAGGCCGCGTCGTCGGCTCAGTCAGCGTCTTCCAGCGCAGGAACGGCATCGACAAAGACCCGTGAAGCAGCAAAAAGTGCTGCTGCTGCAGAGTCATCAAAAAGCGCGGCAGCTACCAGCGCCAGTGCCGCGAAAACGTCAGAAACGAATGCCGCAGCATCACAAAAATCGGCAGCCACTTCTGCATCCACAGCGACCACGAAAGCGTCAGAAGCTGCCACCTCGGCACGGGGTGCGGCGGCCTCAAAAGAGGCAGCGAAATCTTCAGAAACGAATGCATCATCAAGTGCCAGTAGTGCAGCTTCCTCGGCAACGGCGGCAGGAAATTCCGCGAAGGCGGCAAAAACGTCCGAGACGAACGCTAAGTCTTCTGAAACAGCAGCGGGACAGAGCGCCTCAGCTGCGGCAGGTTCAAAAACAGCGGCTGCATTATCTGCCAGTGCCGCGTCAACAAGTGCCGGGCAGGCCTCAGCCAGTGCCACCGCCGCCGGAAAATCGGCAGAAAGCGCCGCATCATCCGCTTCAACAGCCACAACGAAGGCTGGCAAAGCCACTGAGCAAGCCACTGCAGCAGCGAGGTCTGCTTCTGCAGCAAAAACCTCTGAAACAAATGCAAAGACTTCAGCAGACAATGCTGCTTCCTCTAAGGCGGCAGCCGCATCGTCAGCCAGTTCAGCGGCGTCATCGGCATCATCTGCGTCTGCTTCAAAAGATGAGGCGACCAGACAAGCGTCAGCAGCGAAAGGTAGTGCCACGACAGCAACAACGAAAGCATCAGAGGCGGCAGGCAGTGCGACGGCTGCATCTCAGAGCAAAGTTGCTGCTGAATCCGCGGCAACGCGCGCCGAGACAGCAGCAAAACGGGCAGAGGATATTGCATCCGCCGTGGCGCTTGAGGATGCGAGCACGACGAAAAAGGGGATAGTACAGCTCAGCAGTGCAACAAACAGCACCAGTGAAAAGCTGGCGGCAACGCCAAAGGCAGTTAAAACTGTTAAAGATAGTTCAGTTCAAAAAACTGGCGACACAATGGGAGGGCAGTTAAAAATCAGCACGATAAATGCTCTTCGAATATTCAACCAAGCCTTTGGCCTTATTTTTAGGCGTTCCGAAGATCATCTTCATCTTATTCCGACTAATGAAGGGGAGGGGGAAAATGGAGACATCGGTTCATTAAGACCATTCTCTATAAACTTAAGATCAGGGTTGGTGTCCATCGGTAATGGACTAAAAGTTGGTGGTAGTGTTACTGGTAATTTGACCGGAAACGCAGATACTGCGACCAAGATCAAGACAGCACGTAAGATTGGGGGCGTGGCATTTGATGGATCGGCAGATATCAACTTGCCTGGAGTCAACGCTACCGGTAATCAAAACACTACAGGTAATGCTGCGACCGCCACGAAACTTCAGGCAGCCAGAACGATTAACGGTGTGTCATTTGATGGTAGTGCAAATATCACATTGACCCCTTCAAATATTGGGGCATTGGCATTAACTGGAGGGACTCTTTCAGGTGGTTTAACTGCTGCTGGTGAGGTTATTTCAAGGTCAGCAAATGGTCTGCGTATTGCCTATGGCAACTATGGATTCTTTATCCGAAATGATGGATCAAACACATATTTTATGTTGACAGATTCGGGTAACAGTCTTGGTACGCACAATAGCTTAAGGCCGTTTATAATTAGTAACCATACTGGCAATGTTACAATTGCAACTAAATTAAACGCGAGTGGTGGTATCACTGGATCTTTATCGGGTAATGCAAGCACAGCAACCAAATTGCAAACTGCAAGGACAATTAACGGCGTAAAATTTGACGGCTCGGCAAATATTGAAGCGTTTCCGCCAGGTGTTCCGCTGCCGTGGCCATCAGATACACCACCTGCAGGTTATGCAATCATGCAGGGGCAGACGTTTGATAAGGCAGCATATCCGAAACTGGCTATTGCCTATCCTTCAGGTGTTATTCCAGATATGCGCGGCTGGACAATCAAGGGCAAACCCGCCAGTGGCCGGGCCGTATTGTCTCAGGAACAGGACGGCATTAAATCGCACACCCACAGCGCCAGCGCATCCAGTACGGATTTGGGGACGAAAACCACATCGTCGTTTGATTACGGCACTAAATCCACGAATAACACCGGGGCGCATACGCACAGTCTGAGTGGCTCTACGGGGTCTGCCGGTGTTCATACTCATGGTAATGGTATTCGTTGGCCAGGAGGCGGCGGTTCTGCGTTAGCATTTTATGATGGCGGTGGGTTCACTTATGTCCAGAATTCACAGTATCAAGTAAGCCCGGAGACTTCTTCCTATAGATCGTATTATCAACGTATTCAGACACAGTCAGCAGGTGCTCATACCCACTCGCTGTCTGGTACTGCAGCAAGTTCTGGCGCACATGCACATACTGTAGGTATTGGTGCGCATACGCACTCCGTTGCGATTGGTTCACATGGACACACCATCACCGTTAACGCTGCGGGTAACGCGGAAAACACCGTCAAAAACATCGCATTTAACTATATTGTGAGGCTTGCATAATGGCATTCAGAATGAGTGAACAAGCACGGACCATAAAAATTTATAATCTGCTGGCCGGAACTAATGAATTTATTGGTGAAGGTGACGCATATATTCCGCCTCATACAGGTCTGCCAGCAAACAGTACCGATATTGCACCACCAGATATTCCTGCTGGCTTTGTGGCTGTTTTCAACAGTGATGAGGCATCGTGGCATCTCGTTGAAGACCATCGGGGTAAAACGGTTTATGACGTAGCGTCAGGGGACGAGTTATTTATTTCTGAACTCGGTCCGTTACCGGAAAATGTTACCTGGTTATCGCCGGAAGGGGAGTTTCAGAAGTGGAACGGCACAGCCTGGGTGAAGGATACGGAAGCAGAAAAACTGTTCCGGATCCGGGAGGCGGAAGAAACAAAAAACAACCTGATGCAGGTAGCCAGTGAGCATATTGCGCCGCTTCAGGATGCTGCAGATCTGGAAATTGCAACGGAGGAAGAAACCTCATTGCTGGAAGCCTGGAAAAAGTATCGGGTGTTGCTGAACCGTGTTGATACATCAACTGCACCTGATATTGAGTGGCCTACGAACCCTGTCAGGGAGTAATCATTGGGATTATGCCGCAGCACGTCTTAAGCAAGAACGTGCTGCGGTTGGATGCTATTTTTTCCCTGAAGCGGAAAACATTACTACAGTACCTTGAACCTTGGTTTTAACATTCTCGAAATGCTCTGAGAGTATATGTGTTAAGCCTTCTTCGGAATCTTTTGTGTTTGAAAAGATGCCTTTCTGATTGTAAATGCGCATCAGTTTTTGACCGAAGCTATTGTGCACAACTCCATCGCCAAGAATTGTGGCTCCGTATAGAGTTCCATCGTCAGTTAAGGCCTGCGCCGCATTGCGTATTACACAGCTTTTTGTAGATATATTTCCAGGCAGGCAGTGAAGAAGGTAAAACATGGAAATGGAATCAAATTGACCATGTAACGCCGCGGGATAAGGTTCAAAAACATCATGGCTAATTTTATGTTTAATTTTTGATTCCCCAGCCCTTGTAGATGCCGCGTTCAGGCTAGCTTCGTTCAAATCCATTAAAGATATCAGACTACTCTCAGGTACGTGAGTAAGGTAAAACCCAGTTCCAACACCAATATCCAGATGGTTGTTACCTACATGTTCCAGAAAGTGTGGAAGAAGGTGTTCCTTTGTAGGACATCCCCATGCAAGCCGATTTGATACTCCCAAAACCCACCAGTCATAAAGCTTTAGGGTAAGTGGTGTGTAAATTTTAGCCCCATCATCTGTGTTTTTTTTCATTGATTTCACCATGTTATAGTTTTATTTGTGAATTAAATCAATTATGGCGATGAATTACAAGGGGTTAAATGCTGCCGCAGCATAGCGATATTGAAATAGCCTGGTATGCTTCGATACAGCAGGAGCCGAATGGCTGGAAGACCGTCACCACACAGTTCTACATCCAGGAATTCAGTGAGTATATTGCGCCACTGCAGGATGCTGTAGATCTGGAAATCGCAACGGAGGAAGAAAGATCGTTGCTGGAGGCATGGAATAAATATCGGGTATTGTTGAATCGTGTTGATACATCAACTGCACCTGATATTGAGTGGCCTGCAAATCCTGTCAGGGAGTAATCATTGGGATTATGCCGCAGACACGTCGTATGCAGGAACGTGCTGCGGTTAGTTTGTGAGCTTTCGATAGTGGTTGTTATTTTTGCCCTTATTTGTTCCGGAGGCCATGGTTCAATGGTCCGTCTGCCCCCTGTGGTGATGTCAGCAAAATCAGCCACTGCGCGAACCACAATAGCCCGGGAAGATGCTGAAGATCACCAGGTAAAGCTGTCAGCGCAGAAACTGGAAGAACTGCTCGCATCAATGGTTAAGGATGAGGTTGATCGCAATGATGGGATTTATTGACGTCAGCGAGAGCAGAAGGAAGAACTGAATAACCTGAATGATTTACGCTCAATCAGAGCGATGGCGATTAGCGGCAATCACGCTCGATAAAATTAACCCCGGTGATCATCCGGGGTTTTGCATTCATTAAAACCGCATCAACCTTTCCACCAATTGTTCTTTACGGGCAACGATCCACCCATGTTGCTCCAGATAAAATTTAAACCGTTCCAGCGTGCATACCATCGCATCGGCGGGGGCTTTTTCTGTGAACTCGACCTGACCGTGTTTATCGAAGTGGATCAGTAATGCGCATCCATTATTTGGGGCGGGGGAGTTTTGTGCTGCAGGAGGACGTTTGTGGAGTTCTTCTTCCATTGCGTTAAATTTTTCAATGTAAGCTTCTTTTAGTCTGGCTGCTTTTTTGCCAGTAAATCCCATTACGAGGAACATGAAGCCGTCTTTTGTGATCAGGTAGCATCGTGATTCACGTTCTGCGCCGTTGCCAATTTCGACAGTCTGAACATCGGCCGAAAAGTTGGCTGATGTAAATTCGGGAGAGCAGTCGAGTGTGTCAATCTTAGCTAAAACGTGTTTATGTTGTTTATCGAAGTAGTCGGCAACAGCTTGAGAGGTGGTAACCAGGCGACCATCTTTGAAAAAGACTTTTGGTGACTCGTTAGAAAAAGTTATAGCTGTATTCAT